AGAGGCCTCAGAGTTAAAAGACACCCCCAAGTATTTTGGATAATAAGCCCCTCCACCTACCGGCATGTATCTAGACGGGTCGAAATTCCCACTATCCCAAGGGGTATTGCCAGCAAAAGCAGGGCGCTGGGAAAAAGAAACTTTCCCCGTAGCACGACCCACGTCAAAAGCACTAATCTCGCTACTCTCTGTTAACCGAACAATAAACGACCATAGACTGGCATCGTGACCAGTTCGGTAGTAAGACGACGTAAGATCAGCGCTATAAAAATTAAACCCGGACCCCAACGGCACACTTAAACCCCGCTTGGCGATAACTACCTGATCAAAGGTATTATTCGTCAACGTGCGACCATCGGTAATTCCAGCGCCAGCCAGCGTAGTCGGGTTCGTTCCCGCAATAACACGCCCGAGTTTATCCACGGTCAAGCTGTGGTAGGTGCCAGCGACGACGCCCGTACGCCCTGCCACCACCTCAAAGGTCAGTGCAGTGGTGCCCAGCACAATCGGCGCATCCGTCACCAGTTGCCAAACGCTGTCGCCGTTGACTGTGCCCTCCTCGACACTGACGAACATTCCGGGCGTCACCTCGAGGCTACTATCCGCGTCAGACACACGCACCCAGGCCCCGGCAGCTACAACATACAGGCCGTTATCCTTGGCCGCCGTTTGCTTAGCGACCAGAACACGGTCACCAACAACAAGCGCAACACCATCAGACTGTTGCGGACCGCTCAGCACGATATTTGCCGTGGTAACCGCACGAACCGACCGCTTGCTATCGAGCTTGGCCAAGGCCTCGATAATTTGCAGATCCACATATTCGCGCGTCGCCAGCACCACCGACGGGTCAATCTTAAGGACGACACTTGAGGTATTCGCGACAATGAAATTCATGCGGATGATTTGGGTCTTGCCGGTATTCTGGACCAGCAACGGTTTGAAGCTCGGTGCACAGTTGGAAACCGCGACCAAGTCGCCGTCCGAATCGTACAAGCCGATCTCGCGGATCCACCAACCTCCTACGTCAGCAGGAATGACCTGCTCGGCGATGATCACCGCCGCATTAACCGGATCTACACGCAGTTGATTCAGCGGCGCCCTTCGCTGCTCGTTGATCAGCTTGGTCTGTGCCGGACTGGGCATCGGGTCGGCGCCATTGGCATCTCCTACTCCCAGTTCGGTGAGGTTCCAGGGAATCCCCAGAGCATTGGCATTTGCCAGCTTCGCGGCCCCCACATTGGTGAGGATCGCCATAAATTGCGAGTTGCGATCAATCATGGGTAAACATCCAGGGTGTCTATGCTGTGTTCGCGCCCGACCACGCCGATGTAGCCAGTGACTTCGATGTCACGTTGCACGGGTGGGTAGACGTCGATTACGTCGCCCTCGTAGAGGGCGACACCGATGTGTATGGCGCCTTGGGTTTCCAAGCTGATCGCGAGGCCGGTCAAAGGCCTGCTGACGGGCTTGGCGTCATCGATAAGGCGCTCAAGCTCCAGGTACATTTCTTCAGTGATGCCGGTATCCAGTACACCGACCTTCAGCGCGAACGTACCGGGGATGCCCATAGGCGTCGTCTGCCACCACTCCAGCACCTCGATCAGGTAACCCAACGGCTCGACCACCCGCCGCAGGGCGCCGATAGTGCCCTTGTGAGCATGCACGTAGAACGCGGAGCGAATGGCGGAACGCTTGACGGCTTCGGACCATCTGTTGTCCCAGCGGTCGACCGACCAGGTCCAAGCCAGGAACGGCAGCAGATGCGCCGGGCAGGTGTCCGGGTTGTACAGGGTGCGCAGTGGGATCACGGTTTTCTCAGCCAGCGCGGCCTCGATGGCGCGCTCCAACTGAGTGCTATTCAGGGGGAGCAAACTGGTCATGTCGTGCCCCCAAGAACAACACTGAAACCGGTGCAATAGGCCGCTTGGTACTTGCTCGGCTTTAGGTCTTTCCAGTTTTTCAGCTCGACCCGGCCAACGCCGCTGATGTGCAACTGGGCGTCAACACCGGATTGAGCCACCTCCAGCGCCAGTCGCTTGCGTGGGTTGATCCAGGCATCAAGGCGTTTGATAGCCTCAGCCAGGATGGCGTCGTTTTCCGGGCCGGCGCCCTGCATGTGCAACACGGCATCAATCCGGTAATTCAGGATCTCCGCGCTCTGCACGATGAGGCGGTCGCCCACCGGGCGGATATCATCGTCACTGAGCTTGTTGTACACCGCGTCAAGCAAAGACTGATCGGCCTGGCCGCTGCCGGTCAGGCTCAACACAGTCACCACCACGACGGCTGGTGATGGGCTTTCCGCTGTCGCATCGGCCACCAGCGCCGAGGCGTTACGCGCATGGAAGATGTAGCTGTTGCGCGGCCCGGCGGTGGTCAGCCCTTCGTATACCAACTGGATGCGTTCGCGCAGGGCATCGTCCGATTCTTTGACCTCTTCGACCGGCGGCACTGTCAGCAGATTCGCCGGCTGAATGATCAGTCGCTGGAGCTTCACGTTGGCCGCGAGCTGATCAAGATCCTCCTTTTGCGCATACGCCAGCATCAGCGCCTTGGCTGCGTCGTTGACACGTGCGCGATTCTGCATCTTGCCGTACGCACCTAACTCCACCAGCTTGACCACCGGGTCGCTTTCCAGGGCGGCGGACCAGTTATCGCCCATGTACTCGCGAAAAGATGACATCCCTTCCTGGTACAACTCCTCATAGTCCAGATCCTCCAGCACCTGCGGCGCCGGCAACACCGATAAATCCACTGTACTCATGCCGACACCTCCAGCAGCAGGCGTTCGCCCTGATATTCACCGGTTAATTTGAAGTCGATGCGACCGCTGACGATGGCGACGACCTGCACCTGTTCCAGCTTTAGCCGCGGCTCCCAGCGCCCCAGCGAACGAGCCACCTCAGCCTGCACTGCGCTCTTCCAACCGGCGTTAACCGGTAAGTCGACAAACCGCCGGATCAGGCTGCCGTACTCAGGCCGCATCCGCCGACTGCCCACGGGCGTGCCGAGAATGTCCCCAATGGACTGTCGGAGATGGTCGAGACCGGACAGCGGTTTGCCGGTGTGGCGATCCATTCCGATCATCGGGATTACTCCTGCACCAGGTCCGGGTGTGCCTGAAGGAAGGCAAATTGCTCATCAGTGGTGGACGTCACCCGCGCTTTGCTGACGGCCAGCGTGCTGCCATCGGGAAGAATCAGGGTGCGAGAGGTATAAAGGGTGTCGCGGAAAATGCGGCCAGCCCCCGCGTCGTCCTGGCTGTCGGATTTGTTCTTGCTCATCAACAGATGCTCCTAAAACGAAAAACCCGCTCAAGGCGGGTAGTGATCAGTGTTTGTGGTTCGGCGTGTTGCCGCCGACGTCGATGACCTTGCCATCACTGTTGATGTCGCCGATCGTATTGAGTGTGCTGTTGATCTGGGTAGCGCCGTCGATGGTGACCAAGCCCACCAGGTTGATCTTGCCCGACACCAGTCGCGTGCTATCCGGCGTCATCTCCAGCACCGAACCACCGACCTTGATGGTGACGGTGCCGGCCGGCAGATCGATGGTGTAGCTGCTGGCTTCCCAGTCGTAGACCAGGGAACCGCCATCGTCGAACCGCCAAACCTCCACGTGATCGCGGTTGTCCGGCTGGGCGCCGGCATTGCCGTAAAGGCCTGCAATGAAGGTACCCATCGCAGGTTCACCGCTGGGACTGAACAATGCGCCCTGCTCTCCAATACTCGGCGCCCTCCAGTGACGCGCCTTGCCAGCAGCCTGGCTGTGCCAACGCACCCAAGCACTGGTCCAGTCGCCCGACTTCACGCGCACCATGGCAATGGTCAGGTCCACTGCTACTACGACACAGGGCATTACCGTCGAGGCGATCATCCGGTCATGCTGGGCGGAGGCATAGCTCATTGCAGATCCCCTGGATTGATCGGTCCAACGCCTGGCCCCAGGTCAATCACCAGCGAACCCGGCGGCTCATCCGGCCAGGGCCATTCCTCGGCGCCCAGGTAAACCGTCTGGTCCCACTCCACCAGCCAGACGAAGTAGCCGTCCAGCTCGGGCTTGGTCCAGTCCTGGGTGGATCGCACGAACTGCGCGCAGTCGACCTCCAAGCCCCAGCTCTGCCCCCGTAGAAGCACCGCCAGCTGGGAGGCCAACTGCACCGCCTGGCGTTGCGGATCCGTGCTGATCGAATCGACGATGATCCGCGCCTCGAATTTGCAGGTCAGTGAGGTTTCACCGGTACCGATATCCGGCGCGGGCTCCATCTCGGCCATTTCCAGCAGCACCACCGGCGTGGGGATGCTGGTGTCTGCCGATAGATCCGGCCAGAACGATGCGCCCTGAATCCCTGGCAAGTGTTCCTGCAGGTGCTGCACGATGGCGTCATAAAGACGTTCGAGGCTGAATGGTTGATCAGACACGGGCGGTCCCCTTGAGGTACTTCTGCAGTTCAAAGTTGAGTTCTTGCTTGAGGATCTCCAGCAAGCGTTCATCAGCGCGTTTCACCCAGCTGTCGAAGTGCGGTCGCACCTGGTCCAGCGAGACCTTGGCTTTCGCCAGCGGGAAGCGGTTGTCGTTCTCTGCGATGAAACCCGAGCTGCGCCGCCCCTGCGTGCTGCCGGGGTAGTCCGTGGCGTTGAAGTGTTTGCTCGACGTCCGTATCCAGATGTCGGGGCTGTTGCCATACACCTGCTTGAAGAACGCGCCCTGGTAACGCCGCCCCGCCACCGACACACCGGCGCGGGACTGCCGAGGCCGACCGATGCGGCTGGCCTCGATGGCGTTGACCCCAAACCACAACTTGCCGCGCATCGCGCCGCCGCTGACCGGGTAAGCCCTCAGGCGTTGCCGGACGGCGCCGATGGCAATGCGTTCCTGCTTGCCGACGGCACGGGCGATATGGGTGCGCAGCCAACCCAACGTCTTGTTGATCGCACGACGCTGAGCCGCTGCAGCAGCCTTGGGCACCAACAGCCCGAACTCGCGCAGAGCCTGGGAATGCACCGCCGACGGCTGGATGTTGATCATCCCGCTGTCGCGGTTCTGCTGAACATAGCTGCCGACACTCATGGGCGCTTCCTCAAGATGAGAGCCACCAGGCCGTCGCCACCAGGCGCCAGCTGCAGTAGGTCGTAGTCACCGCCGCCATCCAAAGCCGGCAAGTCGATGGTCACCCGCAAGCCCTGGCTCAGGCCGGCCGAATCCTTCACACGGATCTCAAAGCGAGGCTCGCGTATTGCGGTGTGGGTCTTGCCGAACTGCGGCGCTTTCCAAGGAGCCGCGAACATGCCCAGCACCGGTTCGGCGCGGCCCTCGATCTGGGCACTGTCGCCCAGGGTTTCGAACACCACGTCGTCGATGTCGTCGATCAGATCGCGGAAGGCCACGGTCACATTTCCAACAGAATCTGCGCCCGAGGTCGAGTGCACAGGTGCAGCGGGTTGGACTGAGCTTCACCGGCAACACCCTTGCCGAACTGCATTGGCTCGATCTTGCTGTAGTACGGGATGCCCTGGGTGTTGACTGTTTCCATGTAGTCAGCCGGCGCGAAGGACGAGATGTACAGATCCGGCACGCCCTCGGGGATCAGCAGGGCCTTGTCGTCGTGGACGAACGCAACACCGGCCACCTTGCCGCGATAACGCTCCCAGACGATCCCGCCGAACTCGAAGCTTTCACGGGCATCGCCACGCAGGGACGCAGCCTGCATGGTGTTGAGGTAGGTCTCCTTGACCGACTTATGCACGATGAGCTTGTTCCAGAAGTTCTTGCCGCACATCGCGCGGGAGCCGCTGCTGGTGACGCTGCCGAGGGCTTCCTCTTGCATATCCAACGCTTCGCCGCATTTGACCCGCAGCTCGGTGTCTGGACTGTTCAAGCCCATTGGTAGCTTCTGGCGATTCACGCCAAAGGATTTATAAATATCCAGCAGGACTGTCTTGCCATCGGCGTCCAGTACCTGCCCGTTCAACGCGCCCATGCGCTGGAACTCGTGAGTGGCGTCCAACTGCCGGCGCGCTTTCGCGAGGCGCTTGTTGACCACATCCTGCACCGCCTGCAACTCGGTACGCGTGCCAAAGGCGCGAATGCCCTGGATCTCGTCGGCCTTGATGGTGAAGCGTTCCGGCAGGTGCACGGTGTTGAATGGAATCAGCGTGCGCTTGCTGCCACCGACCACCAGGCCGGAAGTACCGCGCTCACCCGCTGGCACCAGGGCCAGGGTGTCGCCGTCCTTCTCGATCTGCACAGTCAGCGTGCTGATGCCCTCTTCGCGGAACAGACCCAGGCTACTGATACGGCCCGGCAGATATTCCTGGTCATTGATTGCAGCGGTCAACGAGGAGACGCTGAACGCATCGTCTTCAAAAATGGCGATCTCGGCCATGGGGTACTCTCCAGAAACGAAAAATCCCGCACTCGGCGGGATGGATAAATGGGGTGAGCGTCTTAGCGGACGATCAAGTGCTGGACATTCAGGGCTTTCTCGGCAGCAGGATCGAGGCCCGTCAGGTGTGCTTCGCTGACCTCGGCCAGCCGCACAATAGCTCGACCGCGCCGAACCACGTCGGACTCACCCAGCGGCCCGTAGAGGATCGCGACGGCGTTTTCGGTGCCGTCTTCAGCGGTCGGCTTATACGGGGCGAACTCACCGGTGGCAGTGATAAGGCCGAGGATCTGACCCGGCTCCAGGGCGGCACCGGCAGCGACGTTGATCGCTTCTCGGGAAATGTTGCCGGCGCCCTCGGACAGCAGGAACTCGCCTGCGTGCATCGATTCAACTTTCATGCTCTTGCTCCTTTCGAGTTACCGTTTTGTGCCGCCTGACGGGTGGCCCAGATTGAGTGAGTGTCGACCTGCTTGGCCTTGACCGTTGGGGCTGGATCATCGTCCAGCGGTAGGCTGTTGTTGATTTCAAAACCGCCGCCGCTGCCTACCAGCTTGTCGAAGAGCCGCGCACGGACTGCGGCTTCGTCGAGGCCGGCCGTGATGAACTCACCGGTCAGCTCTGGCAGCCGTGCTGCGACACAGAGACCGTGCAACGCTTTTGCATTGGTCAGTGCCGCCTGGATTACCGCTTCGCTTTCGAGCTTGGTAGCCGCAAGCAACGGTTCCACCAGGTTGCTGATGCCCGCTGCTGCACAACCTTGCGTGACCATCAGAGCCAGCTTGGACGCGTCCAGAACGGGCGCTGGATCTGGCTCAGGCGGTTCGGCTTCAGGCTCTTCGTCCAACTGGGCTAGCAATTCAGGCGGCGCATGCTGAAAGCGCTGCAACACGCTGCCCTGGCCGAGACAGGCGCTGACCTTGAGGCCGTCGCCGACTTCATCGGCCAGACCCAGCGCCACCGCTTCATTGGCCGTGAGCCAGGTTTCAGCATTGACCATGCGTCGCAGCTCGGCTTCGTCGATGTCCGGCGCCTTGGCTTTGTAGGCCGCGATGATCGCTTCCAGGGTTTGGTCCAGCACATCCGCGACACGGCGGAAGTCTTCGGCATCGCCACCGGCATAGGTGTAGGGGTTATGGATCATAAACATGGCGTTGGCGGCGATCACCACCCGATGAGCCCCGCAAACCGCGACACTGGCCGCGCTCGCCGCCAGGGCATCAATGCGTCCGGTACAACGCTCGCCGAGCCGGGACAGCGCGTTGTGGATCGCCAGGCCGTCGAACAGATCACCACCGATGCTGTTGAACGCGACAACCACCGGTGAGCCGCCGTCATCCATGGCGCGCAGATCCTGCACGAACTGATTGGCGGTGATGCCCCAGGCACCGATCTCGCCGTAGACGAAAATTTCGATGCTGCGCTGTTCGGCTTCGCCGCTGGCCTGAAAGGTGTACCAGCTTTTATCGGCGACCTTTACCTGCTTTCCCGCCTTGTCATAAACGCGGGGTTTGGCTTTTTTACTCATGGTAATTCCTTATCATCAATAGGCTCGATGGCATCAAGAGTCGTGTAGTTGAGGCCGAGGTCCGTGGACCTGGCGAGGTCGGCAGCGTTTTCAGCGTCGATGGTTTCGGCGTCGTAGCCGTTGCGCAGACACATCTCACTACGCGAACCAAAGCCCGCCTGCACTTCCATCCTCCGCGCCTGTACGTCCTGCACCGGCTGGATGTAGGCCCATCCCTGCGGTACCCAACGCGTGCGCAGATATTCGCGTCTACGTTGCGCGTAGTCCGGCAGCACCAAGGCGCCGGACAACACCGCCATGTCCATCCAGGCAGCGCGCACAGGGCGACACAGCTGATGCACATACACGCCGAATTGCAGTTGTTCCAGACGCCGCCGAAACTCGTTGAGCACCACCCGTAGCGCCCGGTCGTTGACCTCGCGCATGTCGCCGGTGAGGATCTCGTAAGGCGTGCCCGAACCCGCCGCCGCAGCCATCAGTTGCTGCCGCATGAAATCGGGGTAGTTGTTGCCGGCGTCCGGCGGTTTGGAGAACTCCACCTCTTCACCCGGTCCCAGCTCTTGCATGGTGCCGGGCTCCAGGGCGACCATCGGCGTGAAGCCGTCGCGGTCAACGTTCAATGGCATGCCCGTAACGGGATCGCGAGGCTGCTGCGTTGCCTCCGGTGCCGGGCGCTTGATGAAGCCCGCGAACAAGTTCGCCACCTCCTGCCGGAACAGCACCGCGTCGTCGTAGTTGTCGAGACTGCGCAGACGCTTCAACACTGGCGCCAGACGCGGCACGCCGCGCAACTGCCCAGGCTCCATCGGTTCGAAGATGTGCAGCACCTGTGTTGCCGGTACGCGAACCAACTGGTTGTAACCGGCGTTCAAAGACGATGAGTCGCGGGGATGCGACAGGTACATGTAATACGCCACACGCTTGCCCGCCGGGTTGAACTCGATCCCGGCGCGGATCACGTTGCCGTTTTTGGCCGTCTCGAACTTGTCGTGAGGGACAAACTCAGGGGCCAGCGCCTGCAGCTGCAGTGGCACTGCCAAACCTTCGCTCGGGCTGCGAGGTCGCAATCGCACAAAGCATTCACCGGCCGTTTCAACGGTGCGCGCCACCAGAGCCTGCATGCCGTAGAAGTCGGTCAGCTCATCGGCGTCCGCCTCATCCACCCAGTCATCCCACAACTGCTGCTTGAGCTTGCGCAACTCGGCGTCGTCCGTGGTAGGCCTGGGCGTGATGCCGGTGCCGATCAGGTTGCTGACGCGTTTGTCGATGACGTTGAACGCGTACGGGTCATTGCGCACCGCCGCCCGCGAACGCGCACGTAGGTTGCGCAGGGCCGGGGTGTTGATGCTGTTGATGCCGTTGTCGGAGGCCTCCCAACTGGCCGAACGTCGGCCCTCACCGGCGCCTTCGTAACTGGCCTTGATGTTCGACGGCAGCAAGAATCCGTTACGGGTCAGCGTCGGATAATGTCGGGCCATTAGATTCCCTTGCCTCCATGGGTAAGCCGGATCACGCGAGAGCGCGGCCCGGCGGCTTGGCTCAGCGACGTGCGGATCTCGTCGCGGGCCTTGAGCAGTTCGTCGATGGAGCGGTATTCCACAGTGCGGTCGCTGTAGCGCACGGTCTTTTCACCGCGTGCGATGGCGCGCTCGATGGCTTCGAGGTGCTTCGGGGTAAACGACATATCAGCGTCTCTTCAGGTAACCGCTGGTGGAGCTGCGGCGTTGAGGGGGTGCAGAGGGTCGCGGTTGGGCGACAGGTACAGCAGGTGGCTGCGCTGGAAGCGACTGACGCGCCGCAACCGGTGCCGGTGTTTCGTCGGCGCTGACGCGCTCGCCCTGCACGGGCTTGACGCTCAACACATCGTCGAACAAACCGGACTGAGCCAGCGCCTGGCGTACCCGCTCCCAGTCGTGTTCCTGGTAGCGGTTGATGCCCAGGTAATGCGCCATCGCCAGGCAATACACCATCAGGTCGAGCGCCTCGTTGCGCTCAGCCTTGCCCTTGACCCACTCGATACGCTTGTAGCCTTTGACGTATCGAGCGACCTTGCGCTCGGCCACACACTGGGCGAAGAATTCGTCCGGCAGGTCGTTGGCAAAGTGCAACGAACCGGGGCCGTCCTCGAAGGCGTAGCGGTTATAGATCCAGTCCTTCGCGGTGTCGGTGCCAACAAACCACAGCTCGACGCCGTTGCGCTCGGTCTGGCCTTTCCAGGTCACATCCTGCATTGAGGGCCGTTGAGCGATAACGGGCTTGCCGGGCTTGCTCGCGCCCTTGATTGCGAAGATGTTGCGCCAGCGCCGCGTACGGCAGAACTGGTAAACCTCGTCCGTGTGATGACCTCCCGAGTCGACGGCCGTCGCCAGGATCGCCAGCCCGACACCACAAGGATGGCGATAGCGCGCTTTGAGTTTTTCATCCAACACCGTCCAGGTGCGCTCATCGGCAGGGTCGCCCCAGATCACCTGGTGGTCGACCACCCAACGCTCCATCCCAACGCCAAAGCCCATCACCATCAGTTCCAGGCGATTAGCCTGGACGTCGACGGCGCCGGTCAGCATCAGCACGCCCACCGGCATGCTGCCGAGGGTGTAGGTCTCCAGCCGCGCCCGAGCGACCAGCACTTCGGCCTTGGTTTGCTCTTGCGCGCTGTCCCAGACCTTGGCGAGTCGGGTGTTGTAGAACACCTGCATCAGGCCCATGTCGCCTTTGGCCTGGGCCTTCTTGGCGTCTTCGAACTCCTCGGCAAGCGAGGCCCAGTCCTTCCAACCAATCGGCGAATAGAGCGCGTTCAGGTGGAAACCCACCGTCTTGCCATCGCCGCTGCCATGGGCACGCCACTCGCCACGGGCGAGCATGTCGGTCTTGTGATGCTCCTCGATCAACACATCACATTCAGGCGCGGCGCACTGGTAGTGAACTGTGCGGTAGTCCTTGCTGTAGAGCAGCCGCTCCCATTCCAGTACCTGCATGTGCCCGCAGGTTGGGCATGGCACGTAGTAGTAACGCTGGTCGCTGGACTCGAACAGGTCCGCGATCCGCGAAGCGCCCTTGTACGTGGGCGAGCTGGAGAAGTAGATCTTGGCGTTGCGCCCGAAGTTTGTAGCCCGTGTTTCGGCCAGCACGACGGGGTCACCTTCCTGGCCGACATCGTTTTCCCATCGGTCGACCTCATCACCGTAAATGTAGCGTGCCGACAGCTCGGACAAGTTGGCCGCCGAGCCCGCCGTGGTGACGTACAAGGCGCCGCCCTCGAACTCCTTGGTGTCCATGGTGTTGCGGGCATCCCGCGAGCGGCTGGCCGCTACACGCTTCGCCAGTTCCGGGGTGGCCTTGATCGTCTTGCTGATCCGCCCGGAGACCCGCTTGGACAGGCTCAGGCTGGGCAACAGCGCCAGAATGTTGGATGGTGCCATGTGTATCAGACCACCCATCCAGTTCAAGGCGATCTGCGTTTTCATCAACTGCGAGGCCACCATGGTGATGACTCGCCGGCACGGGTGAGCCGGCGATAGGCAGCGCATGGGCTCGCGAGCGTATGGCGTCCGTTCGGTCCGATACTGGCCGGGCTCAGGCGCGCCCGTGTCGCGCGGGATGCGCATGTACTCGTCGGCCCACTCGTCGATCCAGAGATCTGGGTCGGGTCGTAGCCCACGGAAATACGCCTCACGGTACGCACGGTCACCGTCAGGAAATTCCGTGGTCATAAGTCAGCTCGTCGTCATTGCTCGTTCAAGGTCGGACGAGGACATGCGCTCAGCCTCTTCCAGTGATTTACGGAGTGTCGCCGTCAGGTGTTTTTCGATGTCCCAAGGGTCGGTCATCACTGCCAACTTGTGGGACAGCTGGGGCAGTAGGCCGAACAACTGGTCACGCAGATGGCGCCCGGCGTTGTAGGCACCCAGCTCGACGGCATCCCTAGCGACCAGGGAGCCCTGCGCCTTGTGCAGCTCAATCTCGGCCAGCTGCGCCAGGTTGTATTCGCGCATAGCGCGAGCCTTTTGGAAGTCGTGGCCCTTGGCGCCGACAGCAATAGGCTGCTGCGGCGCAGCCGTGTTAGTCGGCTCAACCAGGGGGGACAGTTGACTGTAAACGTCACGCTGGATCCGTTCCTGCTGGTGTCGAGCAGCGACGGCGGCCTTGCTGGGGTCGGCGGTTTCGAGGATCAGCGCTTCGGTTGCCAGCACGTCCACCATCTTGCCATCCGGCGACAGCACCAGTCGGTTGTTGCCTTTGAGCCAGGTGATGTAGCTCGGCGTCCTGCCAATGCGAGCCGCGAAAGCGCTTTTAGACAGGAACAGTGGATCCGTCATAAGCCCTCCTTTTCAACGACTTTTCAATGGAAACCTTTCAATTTCAATGGATTGAATTTCAGTAAGTTGGCAGCCCATTCGCTAACGCTTTCCCGCGGGTTTCATGCCCCGTGTCCCTCGGATGCCGCCAGGGTCCCCGGCGAATTTTCGGCGCGCCATTTTGATGCTCCACGCTACAGGCCACGTATTCCGTGGCCTACAGCGCATCAAGCCTGTCCGCCGCCCGATGGCGGCACATCGCACACGCCCAACCGCTTGGCAGCCCAGCGTTCGTACAGGCCGATGGCGACATCGGCGCCGGCCATCGCGGTGAGGCAGCCAATGCTCCCCGCCGCCAGGACCGACATGCCCGATGCGTGCAACAACATCATGGTGGACAGTCCGCAGACCACGCAGGCCCCGGACCGAAGGAGCAAGCGGCGGACCAGCGACCAGCCGCTCACCCCCGCCTTGTCGGCTCGCCATGCCTCGCCGGAAATGCCGCCGATCAGGGATAGCAGGATCACCATCCAGATCGGCATCTCAATAAGCGCTTGCTGCTCGTTTGTCATCGCCCTACCCCATAAACGCAAAAACCCGGCGCAATGGCCGGGTTCAGTGTGGTGGTGAGTCCCGCTGCTTGCGGTCGCACCTATCGAAGATGGGTACTTTTTACAGGTGGATTCCGGTGGCAGCAAGGGAGTTTTAATGCCATGGCGCAATATGGGTGCAATACAGGTAGGACGCAGGTGCAACGCAGGGACAACGCATTCAATCGGCTATCGCTTCTGGTGCCCCGTCTGACCTGTCCAACTATTCTGGATCGAAGTAGGACAGCTACAGGCGCCTGAATTCGGGGCTCTGCCCAACTGTCCTACCTTTATTCCTTTTCTCTTGTGTATAGAGAGAAAGCTAAAAGCACGCGTGCGCGCCATGGGCGCGATTACGTGCCCGCTATGCTCATGTGTGCGTGGGGCGGGTGAAGGCTGGACGGTAGGACAGGCCAACAACGGCGCGGCCTGCGCCTGTCCAACTGCGCTATATGGCAGTCGGACAAGGCGGGACAGTAGGACAGGAGTACGCGGAGTGACGCCGAGGGTCATGCAGCCTTCCCCATCAGCACGTAGTAGATATGCAGGTGGGCTTCGTGCAGACGCTGGTAGTAGGTGTCCCGACCACAGCCGCAATGGGCGTACTTCAAGCGCATGTTGGTGTCATGGTTGCAGTAGTGCTCACGGACGACAGTCGCCAGTGGCTGGTCCAGGTGCTTATTCACGATCAGCTCTATATCAAGCGAACCCTCCAGCGGCGCACGGAACGCACGCTGACCGCGAATCAACTGACCATTGTTTTCCATCATCATGGCAACCATGTTGCCGCCAGCAAGCCCGCCCTTGGTGAAGTCGCTGTGCAGTTCTTCTGCCCACATACGGAGCCGCGCATCGATCTCTTTAATCAAAGCAAGGCTCCTCTTTAACCGACTGCTGCAACGCAGACGCACGCCCCCAGCCCTGGGGTTTTTCATAGGCCCAGGGCCGCACACCGCTTTTCGGCAGGGCCGGCATGCGCCGCTTCCGCCAACCCAGCCGGTGCATGATTGCCCCGACCCGCATCTGCTCAGGCTTGCCCCAATGGCCGAAGTCGAGCTTGAGCGCCTGGGTGAGGATCTCGTTGCCGGTGGCGGTCTCGCCGATCTGCGACTCTTCCATCCAGGCCAGAATTGGCCCTTCCCATTCGTCCACCACAAAGCGCTCGTCCTGGGCCTCGGCGAACATCTTCGATTCGTCCTTGTTCACCCACCAGATATCGCCCGCCTCAAAGCAGAACAACGCTTCTGCCCAAAGCTGGTCGCGGATCTCGCGCAGTTGCTCCAGATCGACCTTGTTGCAGAACACCGGCCAATAGCGACGATTGCCCGTGGCGTCCTTGAGGTATTCCTCTTGGTTGGTGGTGCCCACGAAAACACACTGGCGTGGCACGTCATTCGTTCTGCGGCCGTAGCTCTCGCGGTAGGTGTCGGTGGACGCGGAGAAGAATTGTTTAGCCTTGGTACTTTCGGCCTTGTTGAAGCTGTCTAGCTCCCCCAGCTCGACGATCCACTTGCCGCGAATCGCCTGGAAGCTGTCCTTGTCACCAAGGGCAAAAGGCGTGTCCATAAACCACTCCCCACCCAGGACACCCATGGCCGTGGACTTACCCGCGCCCTGCCCGCCTTCGAGGATCATTACCGAGTCGGCCTTGCAGCCTGGGCGCATCACCCGTGCGACCGCAGAGATCAGCCAGCGCTTGCCGACCTTCGCCGAGTACTCGCTGGCCTGGACGCCCAGTACATCAGTGAGCCAGGTTTCGATGCGAGGTACTCGGTCCCACTCCAGCTTCTCCAGGTACTCGCGCACCGGGTGGAAGGCATGGTCGTGAGCAACCACGCTGACCGCCTCGATCACATGGGAGGCTTTGACCCGTAGGTTGTACTGCTGCGCGAGCCACTTCATAACTCGCATGTCGTCAATGTCCGCCCAATCGCCGGCACCACCACCGAATGGCGCAGAACGCAGCTTAACGATCTTAGAACTGAACACGCTGTAACCGATGACACCGGCCCAGCGCTCGTCATTACCCAGGATCAGCTCGACGTTTTGCATGTGCGCGATCAGGGAGCCGTTTTCGGTGTGAGCGAGCTGGTCTTTCCAACCACCCGCTGCAGGCGGCTTGACAACCGCCAGCACCTGGCGGCGGACGGCCTCCAAACCTTCGGCGACGTGCAGGTCGTTGAAGTCGGTCCACTTGATCTCGCGCTCGCCGGAAAACACCGGGGCAACCACCTGGCCGCCGACAACCAGCGCAGCGTTGTTGGCCTTCTCTTCGCCAGGGTTCCAGGGATCGCCGTTGGGGCGTTTGGTCTTCCAGTCATCATCGCGGCAGATGATCAGCGAGCAGCCGGGGAAGCGCTCGCGCATGGCCTTGGAGACCGGCAGCAAGTTGCCTGCGTCGAAGGCGATGGCGACTGTCAGTGACGTCGCCATGTGCAGGCTTGCGCCCGTGGCGTAGCCCTCACACACCAGCACCGGCTCGCCCGGTTCAGGATGTGGGCCGATCAGGTGAAAGGCGCCTTCCTTCGACATACCGTAGGGCCAGTAGGCTTTGTCACGCCCGGTGTCCTCTTGCTTCGCGGGGAATATCACCTGCAGGCCAACGATCTGGTCGCGCACGTTGCACATGGGTACCAAAAAAGCGCCGGTACGTGGCGCATATCGGACTTTGAAGCCTACGATCTGCTTTCGATCCAGGTAGGCGCTCTTACCTTTTTCGGGCATGCGCTTGAACAGACCGGCAGCACGGTTGGCCGCTCGGCGCGACGCATTGGCAGCGACCTCGGCAGCTTTGCGCTTGGCGTCTTCCTGGCGAGCTCGCATGACTTCGCGCTCTTCGGGGCTCATACGCCCGGGTTTAACCTTGATCTTCTGGGTATCGCCAGAGCGCCAGTCACCGAAGCTGCCGAAGATCAGCGTCTCGTTTTTTTCGGTGCGGTGTTCGTGGATGACGTACCAGCCGTTTTTTTCCTTGCCCTTATCCTGGGTGGTTTTGCAGCGGGTGAGCTTTCCGAATACGAGGGGTTGAGCGGGTTCGAGACCGTAGTCCGCGAACTGATTGAGCACGTCATCGAACATAACGGGAAGCCCTCAGATCATCAGCGGTTTTACACCCAATGCAGAGCGTGCAACCGGGAAGTGCCAAGCGGCGCGCCTCAGGAATAGGTTCGTCGCACTCATCACAGAACATCAGGGAGTGCGGTGCCGTGCTGGACATCAGCGCCAGGCGTGCAGCCACTGCTTGATCGATCCGTTCCTGCACCAGGTCATTTGCGAAGTCAGCGATATCAGCCACGTTCCACCCCGCGAGTCGTCTGGTTGACGTAACGGGCGCGGTTGTACATGCCCAACAACCCCTGGATACCTCGAAATACCAACTGGCGAATTTCGGCCAGCTCGCCGTCATCGACCTTGCCGTCGCCAATGTGCTTGGCCCAGGTTTCGGACAAATCCGCAACCTGCCGGAAGAACTGCGCGATCCCCGGGGTGAGGGTTTCAGGCATGTCGTTGGTATACGCCTCGGCCAGCTCCTGCCAGATCGTGTCACCGACAAGACCGTGCACAGCATCGAGAATGCGGCGGTCCTTTGTCAGTTCGAGGATCTCGCCGAACTCCTGGACATTGACGGTGTGAGAGGGATGGGTAGGAGACAACTTGTGCTGCAACGTGGTGGCATTTCGACCGGTGGTGGCGGCGATTGCTGCGGCACCGCCGGGATAGTCCCGTGCGGCGTGATACAAGGCTAATTCGAGCGTCAGTACTTCCCTTTGCGCTCGATCAACACAGCTTAAAGCTACTCGGCTCATGGCATTAATCCTACTAAGTTGCCAGTGCCCCGCGACATGCAGTGGTGTTACATTTGCCGCGTGGCTTGAAAGGGCCCAAACGCCGGCTAGATCTAGGGATCGAAACCGGCACCGTGCCGAGGCGAACAATCCGTTGCTCACCTCTGGCGCAACAGCTGCCTAATCTGTGGTGGAAAAGGCAGCAATCCAAGACATCCGTGTCTTGGCAGCGCGATAAAAGGAGGTGGTTTGCATGTGGTGTGCCCTCCTACCTTCGTCGCGACCCGGCAGCACTGTGGTGGTGTGTGCCGGGAGGAACTGGGCGGCCCTTGGGTCGCCTTTTTTCTACCTACGCTGCAGCTTTTTGCGGGGCCGATGCGTTGAGCAACCAAGCAACATCAAACGCATTGCCCTTTTTCTCTGCAGCGGTCGCTAAAAGTTTCGCGTAGTGGGTTTCCCCGGTGTAGTCGGTGCGTGGAAGGCTGGCAGCCAAGCGCCATTTATTGAGTGCTTGGTAACTCCTGTCACATACCTTGGCGGCGGCTCCGATGCCGCCTACTGCTTCAAATGCAAATGCGATGGCGTTCGGAAAATCTGCGGGGTCCAACATGGCAACCTCCATTTATCAACTCACGGTTGATATTAACATCAACTGACTATTGCGCAACCCCTGTGAGAGTATCAACTCATGGTTGATAAGAATGAGCTACGGGCAGCTTTCACGGCGCGCCTTCACGAAGCACTCGACGATGCCGGTGTACGCAGCCGGGGTCGTGGCGTGGATATTCATAAGCATTTGGTGAAGGTTGGGGCTGAAAAAAGCACTCAGGCCATCAGTAAGTGGCTGAACGGCGAGTCCATACCTGAAGCAGACAGCATGGTTGTGCTGTGTTCATGGCTGAAGGTGCGGAGGGAGTGGCTGGAATATGGCGTGCTGCCTAAAGAGCAAACCGGGGTTAGCAATGTCCGCCAGTTCGATGCAGCGGGCGAGAGTAATGTCAGAGAGGTAACCCAGCATTTTGGAAAAGTCCCATTGATTTCGTGGGTACAGGCCGGAGCATGGTGCGAGTCAAATTTTGAGCTGCATGATGGCGAGTCATGGCTATCCTGCCCCGTGCCTATCAGCGATAGCGGGTATGCGCTGAAAGTATTAGGTGACTCTATGACTAATCCTGGACCAGGTCGTAGCTATCCTACGGGATGCATTATTTTTGTAGATCCTGAGGCTGAAACAAAAACTGGTGATCGCGTTATCGCTAGGGTTCCACGAACTAACGAAGCGACATTCAAGGTGCTAGTGGAAGATGCTGGCCGCCAATTTCTTAGGCCTATAAATCCGCAATATCCAATCATTGACATTACGGAGGAAACCCACATCTGTGGAAAAGTGGTCGGATCTTTTATTCCAGAATAGCGGCTAGCCAATATCGCTAACCACTCCATTACTCCAAGAAAAAGTTGCACGTTTAAGGGCAGACGGGCCTGAATCCAATAGATATTCATCGAGCGTCATCCCCATCCAGCGAACTTCTCTCGAGCGACTGTAATCTCTATCCTCTAGAAGAGCATCCGTTATAGCCGTTCGGGTATCCGGTTTACTTCTTGCAAACAATGCCCAATCAGCCCTGAGATTCTCATAATGCCTACGGGGGAAACGGCACCTGTAGAAAGTCTGGTCCTCTACGATTAGATAGACCATTCCCCTCAACCCCCCCTCTAACTCCTCTGAAAACTTAACATCTACTATTTTTGCCTCCAAAAGGAGGTTTTCCCAGGATACATCGGAGAGAAGCACAGAGTGGTGGTCTGGAATATCAAGCGCAGAAACGAATGCTATAAGATGCCTAAACTGAATTGCACCTTTAGCAAGGTCCCTCATATTGCCTTCTGAAATCGACGCGAGGACAACTGCTTTCAGATCATCAAGCCTCTCTGAGAAGTCCATATATCGCTTAACTTCTAAAGACCTCGTCCGATTCTCAGAAAGCAATCTTTGAAACAAAAAAGACCACTGAGATACAAGATGGCTTTTTATATCATCCAACCTACCAAATGGCGTAATGCTGTTGTTTTGAACGCGATGCGTCAGGTAGTTTATAAACTCAAATATATACTTGGCAGTCTCACGCTTCTGAATAGAAGGAAAATTTATTTTTTCGATAATGTCTGTATTGTGTTTATTTTTCTCGTAGACCAAGTGATCATGGTAAACCTTTTCATCCACAAACGCATAAATCGGTATAGAGTTTTCAACTGCCTTTAAAACTTCAAGCTGGGTAATCGATAGTTTTTCGTGCTCCACGAGCATCTCGCTACTAGAACTTCCCTTTGCAAGAGCCTCAAAATCAAAACTCTCCAGCGCACTTGAGGTTGCCGTCCCGCCAAATCTCTGACCTAAAATCAACAACAAAACGTCGCAGCTAGGGACTTCCTTAATACAACTTTCATGAGTGTGAGAGCGAGGGTCATACAGAATATCTGAATAATCGCTCATTACAGGCTCATACCCCATATTCATGATGAAAGGTCTGAGTTCAGACCTGATAACTCCAAGGTCGAAGCAAGTGGAGGACACGAATATTTTAGGTTTGGCCATAACAATTTCCTTATAAAAAGTCGCTAAAGAGCCCAAGCGACCAACAGAAGCCACTATTTCACCATCATATTCTCCGCCTCTCAAAAAAACAAAATGCTCATGAACAAACACAAAATATCAACCATTGGTTGTTGACAAAAGTAAACCAATAATTGATATTCGCTTCACTCTTCCACCACAGAGCGAGGCAACACCATGCACACCACAGCAACCCTGCACGTCCACCCGGCCGCTGCTAACCCCTCCCGCATCTTCGAAGTCCGCCGTCTGGCACAAGACTGCGGCTGCGCCTTCATCGCGTTCAAACCCAAGCTGAAACAGCGCACCGCTCCTGCTCCGTTCGATCCTAACGGCGGAGGGCAAGCGGCATGAACAAGTACAAACTCGACAACCGCACCCTGGCCCTGCTCAAGGCCCAGGTCAGTCTGACCGAAACCTTCAACCACCTCCTGCGCACCGAGACCCAGCGCCAGGCCCTGTCCTTCCGCCTGAAAGTCGAGCGCCGCATTGCCGACACGCACTTCACCGTTGAGCTGGGAAGCGAACGCCACACGCTGACCCTGACCAACAGCAAGAAGATGCACCTCAAGCTTGCGGACTTCATTGAAGAGATCGTCAACGGGCCTTCCAACCCTGCCGAAACACCCGCCACGCCGCACGCAGATCGCCGTTACGGCGTGTTTGAAACCGAACACAGGCAACAGGTGTTCGATCTGGTACGCACCGGCGGCGCGCTCAGTTTCGACATGGGTTTTGAGCAACCGATCAATCTGGCGATCCATCGCAACAAATCCCGCGCAGGCATCACCACCATCATGAGCATCGGCGTCAGGAAGCCGCGCTCGAAGTGCTTCACGGTGTACGGCAGCGACGTGGAGATCTATTCCATGGTCGCCGAATCCATCAGCCATCTGGCTGCCGCGGCGACTCCCGCCGCGCATGCAGCCTAGGAGATCGCGATGGAACGTAGCCTCGAAAAAGCCGCCAAGTACTTCGGCCTGACACGCCCAAAGCTGATTTCACTAATGCGCGAAAAAGGTCTGCTGAACCACCGCAACCTACCGGCCTTCCCGGTGCGGGATCGCGAGTACCTGCGTGTCAAAGACAGCAACTGGTATCACGAAACCGCCGGCATGCAGTACAGCCAGTCAACCAAGGTCCGACAAACCGGCATCCGCTGGCTGGCCGAACAGCTGGGACTCGAACTGCCAGCCATCCCGGCAGACAGCCGTGACGTGGCCTAGGGAGTACGCCCGCCAGATCGTCGCCATGCACACACGCGAGGAGCGCAACGCCGCGCTCCTCGAAGTGCCGGAGCATCTGCGGGAGCTGACCAAACGCCATTGCCTGAATGCCTGGAACCACCCTTCACGACTCAAACGCAAGGAGGCCGCCGCCCATGAGCAACACCAGTCAAACACCGCTACGACTGCAACCCGCACCGGATAGCGCGACCGTCGAGATGCTGCACCAACTCTTCGGCGACGTGCTTATCCCCCTGGAAAAGCTGCGCGTGCATTACTTCAAGAACCTCAACGAAAAGACCTTCACCGAGGCGATCAACAGCGGCCGGATTCAACTGCCAGTGACCACCCTGGATCACAGCGTTAAGGCATTGCGGTACGCGCACATCAAGCACGTCGCGGCACTGATCGATATCCGCGCCTACAAGGCAGATGAGGACATGCCAAGACCGCAAAACGACTCAACCGAGCTAGACCAGTAATCCCAACGGCTGCCACCACCAGCCAACGTAACTACCAGGAGCACACCACATGACTGCAATTCAAATCTGCGCATTGATCAGCATCGTAATCGCTGCCGGAATCCTCTACTGGGTCGGCTATCGAGGCGGCCTCACAGACGGCCAAAATGATGGCTACGATGAAGGCCATTCCGACGGGTACGTCTTGGGCCGTGACGAAGCCTCAGCCGCATACGCAGCCTCTCTCAAAGAGATGTCAGATCAATGCATGCGCACCGAACTCCTATTGAGCCGGGAACCGCAAGACCGTTACACCCTTCTCGCCATTGCCGAGAAGCTGAAGCTCGCCGCAGACACCTTCCGCGCCGTTAGATCCGAAAGCCAAGCAGCGCAGGCACTTGCCCTATGTGACAAGGCACTGAATATGGCTGCGCTGATGGACCGCTTCGAGTTGAAGGAGGATGCCGCATGAGCCGAGCCATCCCCATGCTGCGCTTGTCCCCAGAAGCCGCCGGCACACTGCAACAGCAGCACACCAGGGCCACCACGGAACTCCACGCCCTTACCCGCTACAACAAAGAACTCGACCGGCAGTTGAAAGCGCTGATCGGCTATGACGCTTTGCGTCAATTGCACAAAGCAACCAACAATGCCCTGCTGCTGGCCGATCTTGTGAGGGAAGCCGCATGAACTGGATCCTCACCTCAACCGGCAAGCGCTTCGACCTATACGAGCCAGACGTCGACATGATCGACCCACGGGACATCTCTCACGCGCTGGCCCATCTGTGCCGCTTCAACGGCCACACCCGCGAGTTCTACAGCGTGGCCCAACACAGCTGCATTGTCGCCGAGCTGGTGCCGGAAGAGCACAAGCTGGCGGCATTACTCCACGACGCGACCGAGGCATACCTGGGTGACATGACCCGCCCACTTAAGCAGTGGATGCCCGACTACCGAGGCTTCGAGGACGTAATCTGGATGCGTGTGTGTGAGCGCTTCGACCTGGCCCTTGATCTCCCTGCCAGCGTGCACCAGGCCGACCTGATTGCACTGGCGACCGAACGCCGCGACCTCATGCCAACCGATCCGGCTATCTGGGGTTGCTTGGCCGGCATCGAACCCATGGTTGAAACCATCCGTCCATGGCCCGCCACAGAAGCCCGACTCACCTACCACCAGCGGCTGATGGACCAACTCGCTATCGAACACCGGAGGAAAGCGGCATGAAGAACCACCAGGACAACGCCAATGCCCTGCCCGCTTTGCTCCGCGCTGCAGGTGACGTCGACACGCTAGAAACAAACAGTCTCTGCTGCGCAGCAGCAGGCATTATTGCTCCTGTCAGCGCCACTGCCGAGGCACTTATACCCCAGAAAAAGCTGCGCGGGGCAGCGCTCGCTGATGCAACGCTAAACGCTCAGAAACGCCCGCTCGCGCAGCCTGCCGTGGGGTATAACCATCCAATTGCATCAGCCGTCAAAACCCAGTTCGGTCTCGACTTTTCCGGCGAGATCCGCGTCGACCTCTTCGCTGGTGGCGGCGGCGCAACCATGGGCCAGGAGATGGGCACCGGCATGCCGGTCGACATCGCCATCAACCACAACCCCGACGCCATCAGCATGCACAAGCGCAACCACCCAAGCGCCGAACACTACATCACCGACGTTTACGACGTGTGCCCCCGCCTGGCAACTCGCGGCCGTCCAGTTGCGCATCTGCATGCCAGCCCTGAATGCACCCACCACAGCCTTGCTGCCGGCGGTCAGGCGCGCAGCACCGCCAGCCGTTCGCAGTCATGGGTCATCCAGAAATGGGGAGGCCAGGTCAGCCCTCGCATGATCACGATGGAAAACGTCGTGCAGATCCTCCAGTGGGGGCCGCTGATCGCGAAGCGCTGCAGCAAGACTGGCCGAGTGGTACGCCGTGACATGACTGTCGCGGCTGCCGGCGAGAGGGTACCGGTACAAGAACAGTACCTGGTGCCCGATCCAAAACGGAAAGGACGAACCTGGCGCCGCTTCGAAAACAACCTGCGGTCCATGGGCTACGACCTGATGTACGGCAAACTCAAAGCCTGCGACTTTGGCGCCGCCACTACCCGCGAGCGCTTGTTCCTGATCGCTCGCCGTGACGGCCAGCCACTGCGTTGGCCTGAACCGACTCACTTCAAGAACCCAGCCAAGGGACAATCAGCCTACCGCACCGCCGCCAGCTGTATCGATTGGTCTATTCCATGTCCGAGCATTTTCCTTACCAAGGAAGAAGGCCGTGCTGCAGGTGTAAAACGACCACTGGTGAACAACACCATGGAGCGCCTGCGCAAGGGTGCCAAGCGCTATGTCATCGAGCACAAGAACCCGTTCATCGTCAGCGTCAACCACATCGGCAACGACCTGGCGCGGTGCCAGTCAGTGGAAGATCCGGCGAAGACTATAACCGGTGCACAGGGGCTCGCCCTTGTCACGCCGCAACTCGCGCCCTTCATCACCGAGCATGCCAATGGAAGCAGCCAGCGCAACATGCCAGGTGACGATCCTCTACGCACAATCTGCAGCGGCGTGAAGGGTGGTCACTTTGCCCTGGCCGTCGCATACGTCGCCCAGCATAACGGCGGGTACAACGTGACACCTGGGCATCACCCACCACAACCGCTGACAACGATCACCACCACGGGCAGCCAGCAGCAGACCGTTACCGCGCACCTGTCAACGCTTCGCAGGAACTGCGTCGGCCGAGCCATGGACGAGCTGGTGCCAACTATCACGGCCGGTGCCGAGCATCATGCCCTGGTCGAGTACAAACTCGCGCCCGAGGTAGAAGCAGGCGCCATGCGTGTTGCTGCCTTCCTGATGGGCTATTACGGCAGTGACAACACCTACGACCTGCGCGACCCGGCCGCCACCATCACCACGCGTGACCGCCTTGCACTCGTCACTGTGACGATCAAGGGCACGCCGTATGTAATCGTCGATATCGGCATGCGAATGCTCACTCCACGCGAGCTTTACCGTGCACAGGGCTTCCCCGACAACTACGTGATCGACCGTGGGCACGACGGACGCAAGTTCAGCAACAAGACGCAGGTGCTGATGGTGGGCAACTCGGTGTCGCCGTGGCCAATGATGGCGCTGGTTAGCGTGAATAGAATTCAAATAGGTAAGTGTTTGACAGGAGTGGCAGCATGAATACGCTTTTCTTGCTCATGGCTCAATATGATGGACGCGCGGTTATACCACTAGATAGAGTGTGCGCTGACTACATGAACCTGACGGTTGAAAAATTCAAACTGAAACGCCTACAAGGTGAAATTGATATTCCGATTGTTCGGCTAGGTGCCCAAAGCCAAAAGGCCGCTCTCGGAATTCACTTAAAAGATCTAGCTGAATACATAGATCACCAACGACAAGCCGCTGT